AAATGTAATAAAAAAAGAAAATCAAAAATATAATGGTTCAAGTTTAGGACCTTGAGCGTTATCATTTAATTGGGGTACAAATGAAATTGCAAGTAAAAGAGATTGTATTAATTCTGTAAATGTAATGCCTGAAGCAGGTGATTTTTTTATATTCCCTACAAGACTTTGCCATTGGGTATTTCCTTTCCAATCTAAAGCAACAAGAATATCTGTATCAGGTAATTTTGCTTATACTGAATTACCAGAGTATGATAAAGAGTTTAATTCAGAGGGGGCAACTATTACTCGTGACTAATATATTTAAAATAAATTCTGATATAAAAATTAAGACTGAAAGTATTCAAGGTCATAACATATATTACATTGATAATTTTTACGAGCACCCAGATAAAGTAGATAATTTTATTTTTGATGAACACACACCTTTGTGGAAAAGTGCAGAAGAACCATCATTTAATGGTAGTCATTTTTTTGATAGAAGATTAATTAAAAAAGATAAAAGACTAAAAGAGGTATATTTATTTTTAAGTAATTTATGTAAACAAAAAATATATGATGATGATTACTATATTATTACAAACATGACAAGATTTAATAAAAATATATTTAATGATTATAAAAATAGTGTTTGGTGGCCACACACAGATGCTGGATATAATGGTATCATTTATTTTAATGATAAATGTGGTACTAATTTATACTCATCAAATACCTCAGATGATAAAAAACATTTTAACGAACACTTTATGCCGTGGCGGCCAAAAAACAAATATAAAGTATTAAAGAAGATAAAACCAAAATATAATAGATTAGTTTTATTTGATGGTTTAGAATTTCCTCATGGCATGGATATATCTAATGATTTTTATTTTAATAAAAAGTATAGAAAAAATCAAGTGTTCTTTTTTAAAGGTTGACATGTATGACTAGTTCTAAATTAAATTTATTATTTTCTACACCTGTTGTTAATATAACAGAATCTTATAATTTAAATGAGGAAGAAAAAAACTTCTTAATAAATCATGAAGACTTGTATCAAACTACTGGTTGTACTTTATATTCTAAAGACTGTTATGTATTAGAACATAAATCACAGTATTATTTTAAAAAATATATTATGCAACATACTAGAGAGTTTGCTTATAATGTATTAAAAGTAAATCAAAATATAGAAATATACATGACTAATTCGTGGGTTAACTATAATGATAAGCACACAACACACATTAGACATAATCATTCTAATAGTTTTATAAGTGGTGTATTTTACATTGATGGTAGTGATATATTTACAACGACATTTTTTGCAAGAGATAATTTATTAAATTGGGATTTAAATTATACTGAAAGAAACATATTTAACACAGACCAAATAAATGTGCAATCAGAAAAAAATCAAATGATATTATTTCCGTCATCAGTCTATCATCAGGCTCCAATTAATATGAATGATGAAACAAGAATAACATTATCTTTTAATACATGGATACGAGGTGAAATTGGTGATGATAGATGGTGTACTAAGTTACATTTAAAATGAAAGAATTAAATTTTACACATACTATATTTGTTGAAGATAAAGAACTGAGTAATAAGTTTGCCAAGTATATTAACAGTATAAAATTAGAAAGAGATTTTGAACAATTAAATAATTTTAATGAATCAAGTACCGAGTTTAATAAATTGGTGAATGTGGAATTAGAAAATATATTTAATAGTGTATGTGAGAGATTAAATAAAACTCGTTATGACTTATTACATACATGGGTGCAAAAATATGATAATCATGATTGGCACCAAGTACATGTACATAATCCTACAGACTATTCATTTATATATTTTATAGATTGTACTAAGGATTCATCACCTACTACATTTTATACACCAGGCCATCCTTATGTTATGAGTGACCCTATTCATGTTAAGGCACAAAAAGGTAGATGTATAATATTTCAAGGTTGTATTCCTCATGAGGTTAGACCTAATAATGATAGTATAAGAAAAGTAGTTAGTGGTAATGTGAGATTCGAATGATTATAGATGACAATTTTTTATCAAGTGACAGTAAAGAGTTTATAGAAAATTATATATTGACTAGACACTTTCCTCTTTACATGCAAGGTGAATCTGTTGTAGATGATGAAACACCTTTTTTAAATCATGTGGTTTTGGCAAGACCTGAAATGAAAGATTTTACTGAGAAACATGAGTATCATGATATCTTTGTAAAAATGTTAGATGAGTTTTGTGATAAGAACAATATAAGTTATAGTGAAGTATTAAGGATATGTGTAAACTTTACTTTTTGTAATGGGGTGAGAGATATATCACCTGTGCATGTTGACCATGAATTTGAACATAGTCAATTAATAGTATATTTGAATCAACCAATGGACAGACAATCATTTACAGTAATACTAAATAAAGATGAAACTAAGATAGCTCCTAAAAAGTATAGAGGATTATCTTTCGGTAAAATAGACCATTATCATCACTATCCTAAAGTGGGTGGAAGATATGTATTAATTTTTACATTTAGATAGTAATAAACTCTTATAAATAATGTATAAATAAGAGAAACAATAGGATTCAATTCATATGACAAGAGCAAGAGATAAAGCAAGACATCAAGATTTAAATGGAACAGAATTGATACTTGATGCTGATGCTGATACTAGTATTACTGCTGATACAGATGACCAAATAGATATTAAGATTGCTGGTGCAGATGACTTTAAATTTACTGCAAATACATTTAGTGCATTAGATGGTTCATCAGTTTTAATAGGTGGTCAATCAGCTGATAGTATTGGTGGTGCAACTTGTACTACACAAATTGAGGGTACTGCAGTAGGTGATTCATCTTTAAGTTTAAAATGTAATGCAAATGCCACAACTGCTCCAACAATTAGATTTGGTAAATCAAGAGGAACAGCAGTGGGTTCTGATACTGTCGTTCAAGATGGTGATGAATTAGGAGTAATTGTATTTGCTGGTGCTGATGGTACTGATACAGAAACACAAGGTGCTGTTGTAATTGCAGCTGTTGATGGTACACCAGGCAGTAATGATTTACCTACAAGATTAGTATTTCAAACAACTGCTGATGGTGCAGCTTCTACCTCAGAGAGAATGAGAATAGATAATGCTGGTAAAGTAGGCATTAATACAACGAGTCTTCAAGGAACATTTCATGTGGATAGTGAATTTGATGGAAGTTATGGTAGAGCAGCTATACTTGCTTCAACAGGAGACCCAACAGGAGATGCATCTAACCAACTTTTTGTAGCTGCTTTTACTGGTGATGCCAATGTTACTAATGCCACATTTTTATCAATGAGAGATTCAGATGGTGAGATAGGAAATATTACAGCTAATGGAGCATCATCTGTTGCATACAACACATCATCAGATTATAGATTAAAAGAAAATGTAGATTATGCTTTTGATGCAACGACAAGATTAAAACAACTCAAACCTTGTAGATTTAATTTTATAGCAGACCCTGATACTACAAAAGATGGATTTCTTGCACATGAAGTTTCTAGCATAGTACCTGAAGCAATAAGAGGAACTAAAGATGAAACTAGGGCATGCGTAAATGTAGTTAAAAAAGCTGATGGCACAATGATACATGAAAATGTTACTGAAGCAGAATGGACACAAGGCAAGACAGATGAAATTTATGCAAACGATACAACATGGTCAGCAACAGCAACAGTGCCTAAATATCAAGGAATTGACCATAGTAAACTTGTTCCATTATTAGTCAAAACAATACAAGAATTAGAAGCTAGAATTAAAACACTAGAAGACGCTTAATTTAGTACTGAAATACTAGTAAATGTTCCTATATACCTCTTAGAGTGTCTAATATCTAATATTTCGAGTTTTATATCTTTTTGATATGATGATATCACTTGATACTCAAAACAGTCAAAATAACATACTGTAGGACTTCGTTTTTTTGTAATATCCTTATTTTCTCTTACTATTCACTATTATTATAAATACTAGTAAAATAGGATAATTAGTATGGCGATACCAACAAGTAAATCAACATTTAAATCATATTGTCTTAGAGCTCTAGGATTCGGCGTCATTGATATTAATGTATCAGATGACCAAGCAGATGACAGAATAGATGAGGCATTACAATATTTTGCTCAGTATCATTATGATGGTATTGAAAAGATGTATCTAAAATATAAGATTACCGAAGCAGATATTACAAGAGCTCGTGCTAATACTACAACAACATCTACAGACACAGTAGACAGTTCTGTAACTGCAAGTTTTGAAGAAGGCAATAATTTTATTCCTATGCCATCTGCTGTAGTTTCAGTATCTAATATATTTGATTTTACAAATGCTGTACAACAAAATATGTTTGATATTCGTTATCAATTAAGATTAAATGATTTGTATGATTTTTCATCTACATCTATAATTCATTATCAAATGACAATGCAACAATTAGATTTACTATCTCATGTATTGGTAGGTGAAGTTCCAATTCGTTTTAATCAACATCAAAATAGATTATACTTAGATATGGATTGGGAACAAATGACAGCAGATGAATATTTAATTATAGAATGTTATCGTAAAATAGACCCAGATACATATACTGATATCTATGATGACATGTATTTAAAAAGATATGCAACAGCACTAATTAAAAGACAATGGGGAGCAAACCTCTCTAAATTTAACGGAGTAGCAACTTTAGGTGGGGTAACAATGAATGGTGAACAAATTTATTCTCAAGCAATCGAAGAAATACAAAGACTAGAAGAACAAATTCAATTATCTTTCGAAACACCTATAGACTACATGATAGGATAAGGTTATGGCAGTTAACAAGGCCTTTCATACAAATAATAGTACGGCTATTACATCAGAAAAAAATCTGTATAGTGATTTAGTAAAAGAGGCTATACAAATTTTTGGTCATGATGTTTATTACATAGACAGAACAACTGTTGCCATTGATAATGTTTTAGGTGAAGATTCACTTAGTAAATTTACTACACAAGTTCCTATTGAAATGTATGTAGAAGATGCTGAGGGTGGTTATCAAGGCGAAAAAGAATTAATGTCACAATTCGGATTAGAAAATAGAAACGAATTAACCTTAGTAGTACATAAAGAAAGATTTCAAGATTTAACAAAACAAATACAAATAGAAAGTGATACAGATACTACAGGTGGTTCTATATTATTAGAATCTGGTACAATCGACCAAACAAGTGATTCATCTGTTTTAGAAACTGTAACAACAGGAAGTGATTTCTATTTACTTACAGAAACAGATGCAGTAAGTACAGACAGACCTTATGAGGGTGATTTAGTTTATCATCCCATACTAGGTAAGATATTTGAAATAAGTTTTGTAGACCATGATGAACCCTTTCATCAATTAGATAACAATCCAATTTATAAATTAAATTGTAAACAGTTTGAATATTCATCTGAAGCTCTTGACACAGGTATTACAACCATTGATAGTATAGAAGATACTGAAAGTAGAAACACAAGAGATTATGAATTTACATTAGAACAATCAACTGCTCAAAACGAGGAGATAAATATACAACATGCTAGAAGTAATTTTGGTTTACTACTTGAAGAAACTGATGGCGATAATATAATTGGTGAAGATGATGAAACATCAGTAGGTACAAGTATTCTATTAGAGAATGCTGCTGATTCAGGTGATGATTCATATCTATTAACAGAAGACTATATAGTAGGGGATTATGTGCAAGATAAAACTGCACAGAATGAATTATTTGATTCACTAGATGATAATGTATTAGACTTCTCAGAATCTAATCCATTTGGTGATGCTGGAGTATTTGCGTAATGTTAGGAAATAGACAATTTTATCACGAAACAGTTAGAAGTATTATTGTAGGGTTTGGTACTCTATTTAATGATATACATGTGGTTCGTAAAAACAATAGTGGTGTGATTACACAATCCATGAAAGTACCTTTGGCATATGGGCCAAAACAAAAATGGTTAACAAGACTTGACCAAGATGCTGGACTAGACAGTAAAGTTGCATTAACATTACCTAGATTAGGTTTTGAAATACAAAACTTAACATATGACCCAGCAAGAAAATTAAATCGTGTACAAAAATTTAAAAAAGTAAAATCAAGTGCAAGTGATGCTAATAAAATGGATTCACAATATATGCCTGTTCCTTATAATTTAAATATACAATTATTTGCTATGGCAAAACAATCAGATGATGCGTTACAAATAGTAGAACAAGTATTACCATATTTTCAACCAGACTATACTTTAACAATTAAAGACATGGAAGAAATGGGAATTGCAAGAGATATTCCTATCGTATTGAACAGTATACAATACGAAGATAATTATCGT